CCGGCCTCTAACCATGAAGGATAAAACCTATATGGTGAGTAAAAAGGTACTTCTGCGGAAATCAATGGATTTACATTTGAGTTTCCAACAAATAAACCATTCAATGCAGTTCCTTGCTCCTCCTGCAACAACGTTACCGCTATATTATGTAAAGGGTCAAGCGGATCACGTAATTGATCTGTCTTCTGAGTTCGCGAAGACAGTGCAGCACGAGAAACAAGCACTGATACTGAATTGTATCTGTCATCACCTCCAGCAACATGTAAAGTCGAGGTATCGACGGTCCAACGAATGGACCCTCGCCAACCCGCAAACATTTGAGTTACATAGTTGATGTAAGATGTGGAAACTGGCAAATATTTTTGACCATTAGAATACGTTAACACTTGCGAATTGGCAAACAAATTTGCTGAATCGGGAAGTCGACCTCCCAAACCAGGCATAGCTGTTCTCGTAATCAGGAATCTTGATGTTTCTTGAAGTTCCCGAATTGGGACTACCTCAGATAAAACAGTTCGTTTAAGCATCTGACGAAATGAGCCAATCACTTCGCCGAAAAACAATTTTGTTGTATCTGGTGTATCAATCAATGCATCTGCCATCGTATCTATAGTCGGGGGATCCACGACGGGATTGTCACAACAATCCATGTCTTGCATCGGGTCCCCATCTGCCATTTCTGGGATACCCATTTCGGGCAAGTTCCTCTGAGGATTGGTAGCGTTTCGAAAGCGCCAAGCCGATATTCTACTGTTCGGCTGAGCCACTTCAAAATCGTCTAACATTGATACAAACACATTCACTTGAATGTCCGCCACTACTGTACCAGGCACCGAAAGTTCATTCAGGACATAGACACTTATCGTGCCATTTGTCCGATCATTGTTACGTGCTAGGGGAGTGGTATTCGTTGTGAATGGATTTGCTGATAGCAAAGGTTCTTGGTAAGGTAAATGTTGAGCCCATCCTACATCCACTGTAAAATCCTTTTCATTAGAAATGTCATGATTTGTAGTGTAATGCGTATTATATTCGGGTCTCAAAGAACCACCTGTCGGATCATATACAATGCGAATCCTTCCTTTATGGTAAGCAGAGGAAACAATTTGAAATCGAAATCTCATTGATCCTCTCCAATACGCAAATGGAAGAACAGCTGCCGCACATGCCGTAAAGTGGTGCTCATCACCATTAGTTACTACCATAAACGGGTCTACGTAACATTGAAAAAGCATATCTTCCGGATCCCTAGCTATTGTCCAATCAAAAGTGGTGAGATATGATTCTCTACCAGCTATTGAAGCAATAGGTAATTCATCCATACTTGCTATCCCTGTTGTTGCAGGGTCCAAAGTTACTTCTTGCTTGCTATCTACAGATAACTTGTTCGTTGGGTATTTTGTGTCTACTACTGCCATAGAAGTACGAGGTAACGGCGTCATTAATGAGTAATCTAAATTGGTAGGTGCTGAATAACCAAAGATTTTGGCAACTGAAGCAATAGCTCCAGCACCAATCTCAGTGGCTTTAGCAAAGGGACCAATCCAGGGTACATTACTTAACGCCCCAGCGTATCTCGCTATTGTACTGGCAGGGCGAGAGATGACATCTTCGTTGTGTTCGTCCGCCATTTCTGGGACCCCCATTTGGGGTTCCGCAGCTGTTGGAATTGCGAAGGAAACATTCTCTGCCCAGGCAAGCACAGATATCGTTAACGAATCTGTACCTCCATTGGCATGTTGAAGGTTATTGATACTTTGCAGGACGCAGTCTCCCATATCATCCCATCCATTGTCAGGTATAACAATGGCATTCGCAGGATTAAAGAAAGGAAGTGTTAAACTTCCCCCTTGACTCTCTGTAGGATTAATGTAAACATGCATTCTCTGCGAAGATCGCACAACATCTTGAATCACGTACGCATCGTTGCGCACTTGCTTGTTGTAAGCAGTGTTGTCAGCTGATGCTAGAGGCTCATAAGAAAGAATGGCTCTACCATAGTAAAAAGCGTTACCGTTGATTAACAGTTTGATGTGCATAGTACATTTCAACAAATAGTAGTTTTTGATCTTGTCAATGTTCTTGGAATTTTCCCAGAAAAGTTTCCAAGGATTGAATCTCTTGAATAGGGGTGTACTAATGTCCCATTCAGTGGTGAAAATTTTCACAGGACGAGAAAAGAAATTGTCGAGAGTTGTGTCCGACATGAAACCCAAATTTCTTGTAGGGTCCATATCAGTACCTCGAGAATCCATCTGTCCTGGAGAATTATCAATAAATGACATATTTTGTGTGCTAATTGTAGCGTCTCCGGGCATGCCAGTCCCAAAGATCTTATTTTGTGAATTTGTGTTCAAAGAAGGCAATTGAAATACATGAGTGAAATCGCCTACTCTCACTCAAAGAACATTCAGGAATGCGAAGCCTCACTAATCACTGTTCGACGCTCAAAGCTGGTATCCATGCACACTCACTGGTTTTGCTATCCCTTAGGGCCCAGATCCTACTGGGCATGCAGTTTAACGACATGCACGGGTCAATTGTTCCAGGAGCTTAGCTCCCGTACTTCTCGAGCCAGAGGTTACTCTTTTCCGTAAAAGGAATGTCCAACTCTCTGGTCCAGAAGCCGCAATCTTTTGCACAATTTTGAAGTCCTGAGCGAATGTATTCGTAGAATTCTTCGCCGTGGAGGAAGGACTCATGTAGCATAGATTGCATTGAAGCGATGGCAAGATCTTCATCTTCACCAACGCCGGAACTCATATGGCCCATCTTCCATATGGATTCCTTGTTCAAAGCACCGACACGCAAGCCAAGTGCTTCATGATAAACAGATTGCCTTTTAAGAAAATCAACATCTTCAGCTGGCACCGTCTCTTCTGCAGTTTCACCCTTGCGAGCATCAGTAAAACCCATTCCGATCATGTCGAAATACATTTTCCTAGAGCTAAAAGTCGTGATATCACGAACTTCGGGTTTAGATCCTGCATGACCATCATCACCATATGTTGCGATGTGTTCATTATCACGGTATTTGCCTAGCTTGTAGAAGTCATCTCCTCGAAGGCGAGTTCCGTTCCAGTGGAAAGATATCCTCTGATGTAGAGAATTTTCAATGCTGTTACCATAAACCGTCATGGTATTGCCAGAACACCATAAATAGAGAAAAACAAGAGTGCCATTCCAATTCACCATTGGGCAACGAAGTTCTTCACCAATCATAGCCATTCTCTTCAAACTCTTCTCAGAGTATTGCATTGTCTCTCCAATCTTCTTCTGTATGTTAGTGGATGCACACATCACATCAGGTGGTCTACATAAATCATAACCGCTAAAATCCCAGTCATTTAATTTTCCGTCTGTAGCCAACTCATTAATGTGTTTCACTAGTACTTCCCACTCAGGTCCTGCACAGTTAACTCCAACCATACATTCAGAAGTAAGAGGATGGCGAGAGAGGAATTCAGCAACTGGCAAGTAGTATTGTCTGCAAGCAACTGCGAAGACACATTCGAGAATGTAGAAAATTCTAACTTTCTCAGAATCTTC